CCTAACCAGCACACGTATCACTCTAAGCAGGACGTAGAATACGTATGGGATACGCAACGAGTGTTTAATAATTTATATAGTGATGAGGAAGAGTGACATGATGAACAAGAAGAAAAAAGGCTACGCTATGGGTGGCAAGATGAAAAAGAAGGGTTACGCTGCAGGTGGAGCATTAAAGACTCCTGGCGCTGGGCAAAAAGGTTTGAAGAAGTTACCTAAGCCTGTACGTAACAAGATGGGTTACATGGCTAAGGGTGGTATGACTAGCAAGAAAAAGGGTTACGCTATGGGCGGTATGACTGGTGCGTATGATCCAGTTCAAGCTGACATGCAGCGTCAACAAGGTATGATGCAAGCTCAGCAACCAGCTAAACCAGCTATGAAGAATGGCGGGATGATGAAAAAGAAAAAAGGTTACGCTAAGGGCGGTAAGGTAATGACGTACAACTTAGGTGGTATGGTTAAATCACAGACTGACAACCGTAAGAACAAAAAGTAACATTAGATGGTAGCATTATCTTACGATACAGCAACTGAAAGTATTACAGTTACAGCCACTTCAGGTGGGGCAAGTAGTGATGTTTTATATACTTGCCCTAATAACCATGATGCAGAAATTGCATTTTTACATGTAAGTAATGGGGCTGCATCTACTGGTAATATTTCTATTCAATGGTATCACAAAGAAGATGATGCGTATTATACTATAGTTGATAATAAGTCTATAGCAGGTAATGATGTTTATAATATGATTACTTCAGATAGATTATATATACATGCAGGTGATAAGATAACTGTATTTAATGGTGGTGGTAGCATGGGTGTTACTATCTCCGTAAAAGAATACTTTAATCCTAATAGAAAACAAAACGCATAGCGGGATTGCAAACTTGTATGTAGTACACTAACATAAAATATGGTATAACTATCTCCACACGCACATAAAGCAAAAGGAGATAGTGCACATGTTCAAACGTATATTGAAACGGTTCCAAGAGAACCAACAACGCAGAGCAGACTATTGGATACTCATGAACTTGAGTGACAAAGAACTGCACGATATGGGGATCAGTCGTGGCGAAGTCAGGCAAAAAGTCTACGGTTAATGCAGCGGGTAATTATACTAAGCCTACTATGCGTAAGCGCTTGGTTGCTTCCGTCAAAGCTGGCGGGAAAGGTGGAAAGCCAGGACAATGGTCCGCCAGGAAAGCCCAAATGGTCGCTAAGCAGTACAAAGCTAAGGGGGGTGGTTACAAATGATCACTAAAGTTAAATGCTACGTAAAGCGTGTAATCCGTGCTTTATTGAACCGTAAATGTGAATGTCAGTGTGAGTGCTGCTAAATGGCATTAGCTAAATCTCAGAAGAGCTTAAAGTCTTGGGGTAAGCAGAAGTGGAGAACCAAGAGTGGTAAACCTTCTACGCAAGGCCCGAAAGCGACAGGTGAGAGATACTTACCTGAGAAAGCTATTAAGTCTCTTAGTTCTTCTGAGTATGCTGCTACCTCACGAGCTAAACGAAAAGGCGCTGCTAAGGGTAAGCAGTTTGTGGCTCAGCCTAAAAAGATTGCAAAGAAAACCAGAGCCTACAGGAAAGTAAAGTAAGATGGCACGTAACTTAACAGAGAAGCAAAGTAAGTTTTTGGAGGTTCTCTTTGAAGAGGCACAAGGAGATGTTGTGCTCGCCAAGAAGCTTGCAGGTTATAACCCTGAGTCATCTACTACATCTATTGTGGAGTCATTGAAAGATGAGATATTTGACGCAACTAAATCATACATGTCAAGAGTTGGCCCTCGTGCTGCAGTTGCGTATGCCTCTGCTTTGGACGATCCTACCCAGCTAGGCATTAAAGAAAAGATGATGGCTGCAGGTCAGATCTTAGATCGTGCTGGTGTCGTTAAGACTGAAAGAGTAAACGTAGAGTCTTCAGGTGGTTTGTTTATTTTACCACCTAAGCAACAAGAGAGTGATGCATAATAATAACACTAAAGGACAGCGCTCTTTAAACTATGCGTACTGGATGCTACCTAAAGCACCGTTTAAAGTTAAGCTTTGGCAGCGGATACCTAGAGTAAGTACGTACATACCTTTTGGTTACGAGATAGATCCTGACGATGAGGATTGGCTATTACCGATAAGTAAAGAATTAGAACTTTTAGAGCTTGCAAAGAAACATCTAAAGAAGTATAGTTACCGTCAAGTATCTGCGTGGTTAACTACACAATCAGGTAGAAGCATTACCCACGATGGATTAAAGAAGAGAATAGATGTCGAGCGTAAAAGAAAAAGACTTACTACAATTAAACGCCAGCTTGCCCAGCGGCTCGAAAAAGCGTTACGTCAGATCGAAGTCCTCGAAAAAGAAAGACCAGGTTGCTACACCTACGAAGAAGACGACGAGTACGAAAACAGCACCAACCCCAAGCCCAGCGCAAGTAAAGCCTCCTGAGTTTGACCCTATAGAAGCACAAAACATTGTATTCAGGCCAAACCCAGGACCACAGACGCAGTACTTAGCTTCAGGTGAACGTGAAGTACTATATGGTGGAGCAGCAGGTGGCGGTAAGAGTTACGCTACATTAGCTGATCCTTTACGTAACATGAACCACCCAGACTTCAGTGGTCTACTTGTACGTCACACGACAGAGGAACTTAGGGAACTCATACAGAAAAGCCAAGAGTTGTACCCTAAAGCTATACCAGGTATTAAGTGGTCTGAGCGTAAGAGTCAGTGGACTACACCTAGAGGCGGCACATTGTGGATGTCGTACTTGGATAGAGACACTGACGTTATGCGTTACCAAGGTCAGGCGTTTAACTATATAGCGTTTGACGAACTTACGCAGTGGGGTAGCCCCTATAGCTGGAATTACATGCGCTCACGTTTACGTAGTGCAAACAAAGACTTAGGCTTGTACATGCGAGCCACGACTAACCCAGGTGGACAAGGACACTCTTGGGTAAAGAAAATGTTCATTGACCCAGCATCACCTAATACGCCTTTCTGGGCAACGGACATTGAGACTGGTGAGGTATTGAAGTTCCCATCAGGGCATAGTAAAGCTGGTCAACCCCTATTTAAACGAAGGTTCATACCTGCCAGTCTATTTGATAATCCGTATTTAGCTGAGAGTGGCGACTACGAAGCAATGCTTCTGTCACTTCCTGAGCATCAACGCAAGCAACTACTAGAAGGTAATTGGGATGTCAACGAAGGTGCTGCCTTTCCTGAGTGGAACAGAGCCATACATGTCGTTGAGCCTTATAAAATTCCCTCTAGCTGGACTAAGTTTAGAGCTTGCGACTACGGCTACGGAAGTTTCACAGGCGTTGTCTGGTTTGCTGTATCACCCAGTGAGCAGCTTGTTGTCTACAGAGAGTTATATTGTTCTAAAGTTACAGCTACTGATCTAGCTGATATGATACTTGAAGCTGAAAGTGAAGATGGCAGTATCAGGTACGGTGTGTTAGATAGCTCCCTGTGGCACAAACGAGGCGACACAGGCCCGTCCTTGGCTGAGCAGATGAACCAAAAGGGATGTCGATGGCGTCCTTCTGACCGTTCACGAGGCTCACGGGTTGCAGGTAAGAACGAGCTTCACCGCCGTTTGCAAGTTGATGAGTACACAGAGGAGCCAAGACTCGTGTTTTTCTCGACTTGCACCAACACTATAGCACAGTTACCTAGCATACCGCTAGATAAAAGAAACCCTGAAGATGTTGATACAAATGCAGAAGACCACTTGTATGATGCAATCAGGTATGGTATAATGACTAGACCAAGAAGTTCTTTATGGGACTTCAATCCAGTTTCACATAATGCAGGGTTTCAAGCTGCAGATTCAACTTTCGGATATTAAGCATGGCAGAAAACAACGATCAAGGCGAATTGTTTGAAACAGATGATTTGGCTGTTATTGAAGACGGTGATGAACTAGATGCACCTAGTGTAGTATCTTACGTTGAGTCACGCTTTAAACGTGCAGAGGATGCACGATACGCAGATGAAACTCGTTGGTTACGTGCTTACCGTAACTACCGTGGTATTTATGGAACAGATGTTCAATTCACTGAAACTGAAAAGTCTCGTGTTTTTGTTAAGGTAACTAAGACTAAAACGTTAGCAGCGTATGGTCAGATCGTTGACGTACTGTTTGGTAGCTCACGTTTCCCTCTTACAGTTAACCCTACTACGTTACCTGATGGTGTAGCTGAGTCATTGCACGTAAGCATTAACCCACAGGCTGAGCAAGCCACTGAGCAACTTACATCAGCTTTCGGTGAGGAACCTAAGGTAAGCTACTTGTTTGACCCTAACGAGAAGCTCAAGCCAGGTGAAACTATGTTTGACCGCATGAAGCGTATGGGTCCACTGAAAGATAAACTTGATGTCTTCGGTGAGAAAGTTATGGAAGGTCCAGGCACTACGCAGGACACAGTAACGTTTCACCCTGCTATGGTTGCAGCTAAGAAGATGGAAAAGAAGATCCACGATCAGTTAGAAGAGAGTGGAGCTAATAAACAGTTACGTCATACAGCTTTCGAGATGGCACTCTTCGGTACAGGTATTATGAAGGGTCCGTTTGCTATAGATAAAGAGTACCCTAACTGGAATGATGAGGGTGAGTATGACCCCTTAATCAAGACAGTACCATCTACGAGTCACGTATCTATATGGAACTTTTATCCTGATCCTGATGCGTACAACATGGATGAGGCAGAGTATGTAGTTGAGCGTCACCGTATGACACGCTCACAGATGAGAGCATTAAAGTCTAGACCGTTCTTCCGTAAAGACTCTATTGATGAAGCTATTGCACTTGGTGAGTCTTACGATAAGAAGTACTGGGAGCAAGACATGGAGGATGACAGTGTAAGTAACACTGCTCCTGAACGTTATGAGATCCTAGAGTTCTGGGGTTACGTAGACTCAGAGATCCTAGAAGATAATGGTGTACGTATTCCTAGCGAGTTAAAGGATGCAGAGCAACTGAGTGTTAACGCTTGGGTATGTAACGGTACAGTACTACGCTTAGTACTTAACCCATTCAAGCCAGCACGTATTCCTTACTATTCTGTACCTTATGAGTTAAACCCTTACAGCTTCTTTGGTGTAGGTATTGCAGAAAACATGGATGATACGCAGACATTAATGAATGGTTTCATGCGTATGGCTATTGATAATGCTGCACTATCTGGTAACTTAATCATTGAAGTTGATGAGACAAACTTGGTTCCTGGGCAGGACTTATCTGTGTACCCAGGCAAGGTGTTTCGCAGACAGGGGGGCGCACCAGGACAAGGAATCTTCGGCACTAAGTTCCCTAACGTTGCTGGCGAGAACATGCAACTCTTTGATAAAGCAAGGGTATTAGCTGATGAAAGTACAGGCTTCCCAAGTTTTGCTCACGGTCAAACAGGTGTCAGTGGAGTGGGTAGAACTGCTTCTGGCATTTCTATGCTTATGTCTGCAGCTAACGGTAGCATACGAAATGTTGTCAAGAATGTCGATGA